CTCGACGTGGTCCGCATGACAACATTCGTCGTCTCGACATAGTCGACCCAGCGCAGCCGGATGAGGTGCGAGACGGGCGTGTCGATGGCGGCGGAATTGTAGAACGTGCCGGGATAGGTGGGCTGGATGTCGGCGTGCACCGTGGCGATCGGCACGAGGTTTTCACTGATCGCGCTGTTTGGTCCCGGAGCCTGGTCGCGACGGTAAAGCGTCACGAGCCAACGGAGCGAACCAATCCCGGTCGTGTAGGGCAGCGCGCCCGAGGGGTTATCGGGCACCCAGATGCGGGAAGCCCATGCCTCCCCCGGCAAGCATGGTGAGGAAATAAATCAGGCAAAGCAGCGCGACGATAAGCAGCGCAATTTTGAGCGCCATCGGCGGTACGGGTATCCCGATTTGGCCGAGCACCCACACGACGAGCCACACGACGCCCATCAGCAGGCATAGGACGACGAGAAACCACAGGATGTTGATAATCAGGGGAAGCATTTCCTTCCTCCTAACCCGAGAACGTCCAGAGGCGGTAGGGCTGCATCAGGCGGATCGCCGTCTCGGGCATGCACGCTGAGACGTCGCCCCGCTGCTCGTAAAGAAACGCAGTCAATACGAGGATCGCGTGCCGGATCGGCATCGGGACCGCGTTCGGGTCGCTGTCGTCATAGCCGGCGGTATAGTCGATGATCATCGATTGCTGCGGTATCTGCGGCAGAAGCTGCGGCTTGACTGCGACATAACCGGGCTCGACGCCAAGGTTCAGTTGGTAATCCTCCGGGTCGGCAGGCTGCATATTGTCGAGCGGCCCCCAGGTTATTTGCTCCACCGATTGCACCGGCGCGCGCGGCAACTCGATCGGGCGCTTGACCAAGGGCGGCCAGTTCAGCGGAAAGACGATCAGGCTTTGCGGCACCAGCGGGGTAGCGGTCGGCGGCGGCGCCCAGGTGACGTTGAATTGTAGGTGCTGGGTAAATAGCGCACGGTTGAGAAACGCCTCCGCCCACAGCCGCGCGCTCGTGACGTACATCGCCACAAGGCTGTCGTCGTAATCCGCATCGATGCGGCAGTGCTGGCGCGCTAGAGCGGTGTCGATCGGCTCGGTTGCGGGCGGCGTGATCACCCGAAGGGCAGCATACATGCCCTACTTCCGGACCGTCCCTACCGGCTGGCGCACCGGCTCGGGCGATGCCGCGGCGACCTGCGGCGGCACGAGTAGTTGAATCGGCTGGGCCAAATGCTTGCGGGCGAGCTCTTGCGCCGCTTCCATCGGGACGGCGATCATCTCGCCGGCGTTGTAATGCGAGAACCGGCGCATGGTCCGCATATGGACCAGCGTGCCGGGGATGATGTCCGTCATGACCGCGTCCTCCTTCTGGCGTGGCTCGCCTCAATCGTGGTCGGTTCGGTGACGACAACATCATTTGACGGCGGCGCGGCGGTCGAGCCGGCGGCATTGGTCGCCGTCACCACGCAAGTAATGGTATGCCCGACATCGCCGGCGGTGATCGTGTAGGGAACCGTGCCGTCTCCGATATCCGCGCCGTCGTTTTTCCATTGGTAGGCGTAGCCGGTCGGCGCCCCGGTCCAATTCCCCATCGTGCAATCGACGACGTTGTCTTGCTGGATGGCGTGGGGAATATCGATGTTGATCGGCGGATCATTCGGTCCGCCGCCGAGGACGCCCACCCCTTCATCGACCAGCTTTTGCGCTTCGTCCGGCGTGAAAGCCGCCGACTCGCCGGCGTTGTAACTGGCGAAGTGCGTTTTGAAGGTGACCACCGTCTCGCGCGGCGGAATCCCTTCGACCAAGTCGGGGGTCGGGGTCGGTGCGTCCTCGGCTGGCATGTTGCGGTCCTCCGGTTAGATCGGGTCGGTGAGTGTCGGCGGCGGGTTCGCGCCGGTCGCCAGTGCGGGCCGGATCGCGGCGGCTTGCGACCATGTCGGGTTGAGGGGTTGCGTCGAATACGGCGCCCCTGGCGACCCTGGCACACCCGAGAAGGCCCAATCCTGCGTCAACAGCACGACCAGTGACTGAAGGTGTCGCATGTTGACGTCGTGCTCGGCGATGACCCGGAACAGCGATTGATCGCGCTGGAAGGCGCTCACCATCGAGACGCCATCGTTATAGGCGGCGACGTCCGAGGCATCGACGACGACGTTGTAAGTGTCGGCGATCACAAAATCCGCCATGTCGACGAAGTAGATTTCCGATGCCTTGGTGTAGGTCGTCATCACGAGGTTTGTCGGAATCTGCTGCGTGAGGCGGATCGGATAGCCCTCCCACATCCCTCGCTCTACTTCGTCCTTGAAGTAGAACCCGCCGACCTGATCGCGGGCGGTCGCGATAAAGCGGGCGATGGTCGGGGCCATGATCCAGGTCGGGCGGATCATCCGCGACATGCCGTTTTGCAAGGCGAGGATCGCCGCCGAGGCGCCGGCAAGGATGGCGGTCAATTGATCCCCCGCCGCCGGTGTCGCGGGCATGGCGGTTACGGTGATGATGTTGGCCGGCAGCGCGAGATGCCGCATCCCAATCGGTCCCTTGTCGGTGCCGTCGCCGCGCAGGAACGCGAGGTCCTCGCGGCGTGCGACCGTCTGAACCAGATCGTCGCGGACAATTTCCTCGACCCCGATCGGCGCGCGGCGGATCAGGTCGTTAGAGACGGGAACCATCGCGGTAAGTTTCTTCGCCACAAAATTCACATCGTCGAACCGCTCTTGGCTGATCGCGATGTCGTCGGTTTCGTTCTGATACGAGGCCGTCGCTCCGCCGGCGAGACGCGGGATCGTCAAGTTGCCCATCGGCATCCCGACTTCCATCGGGTTCGCTCCGCGAACGGCAGTCGAGGCCCGCAAGAGCTCGATCAGGTCGGCCATGAAATCTTGCGGGATCAGGGCGCCGCCTTCGCCGGTGATGTTCGACACCAAGGCGCGGGCGACAACGTCGTCGCCGAAGCGGTTAGACATCCACTCCGCGGCTTTTTCGTTCGAGACATGGTTGAAACGGGCATGTAGCAGGCCGAGGACGTAGCGCGCTGCCCTAATGCCGCGGACTTCCTTTAGTCCGGCGAGCGGATCGCGCTTCGGGCGGGCGTGGTGAGCCCCGTTGCCATTGATCCGGAAGCTCGCGTTGCGTCGGACGGTGCCCGAGAACGCCGTTTCTTCCTCGGTCGTGTCGTCCTCGTCGGTGTCATCGTTCGCGGTGGCGATCGCCGCCTCGGCGCGCATCGCCTCTTCACAGCGCCCGATCCGGGCGTCGAGGTCGGCCAGTGCCGCCCGCAGCGCGGCAAACGAGGTTTCCGGATCGTCGTCGGGTTTTTCGTCGTCGTCGCCGTCGTCTTGGCGCACGATCGCGCCCATCTTCGCCACAATCTCGGCGCGGCTGTGCTTCAGTTGGCGATGCCGTTCGGATAGCGTCATCTTACTTCCCTTGTCTCGGCACAGACCCGCCGGCTTGTGCAAAGAGAAAGACGCGCCGGCGGCGCGCTCGTAAATTGTCAAAGCTGGTGATTTCCTCGCCGGTTTCCGGCGGTGTATCGCTGGCGATCGCGGTGCCTTCACCGGGCCCCGGCGCATCGATCAGCGCCTCGGGATTGGCGGGCACAGTGACGACGGACAGTTCCACGAGTTCCTGTTGCTCAAAGTCGATACCGGGGAACCAATCATCGGCGCCGCGCGCTTGGTCGCGCGTGTATTCCCATTTGATCGGACGAAAACCGACACTGGTCGCGGCGATAAAGCCGGTCCGGGCGAGGCGATAGACCGCCTCGGCAAACGGCCCGCCTTCGGGCGTGTCGGAGGGGATAAACTCGACCGACGCTTTCAGCGCGGCGTCCTCGATCCGGATGTCAAAGGCGCGACCAATCGGCAGGCGCGCCGCATCGTGACCCCAGAGCACGACGGGGTTGCGTTGGAAGTTCGCCAAATCCCACCCGGCGAGCGCGATGCGATCCTGTTCGCGGTCGACGGTGCCGGTGGAGATAGTGAAGCGCAGCGCGCGATCGTCGGCGCCGGGAATGGTTCGGACGGGCGCGATCGTCTGTTTGTAGACGCCGATGCCCTTCGGCGGAGCCTTGTTCCCGTGGGCGAATCGCTTGAATTGCGCGGTGCTAACTAGCTGCATCGGCCATCCCCGGTTCCGGCTTCGGCGGGTCCGCTGAGGGCGCGTTCGGCGTGTCGGTCGGCGCGGTCGTTTTCGGTGCGAGGTCGGCGCCGGGGACGGCGGTATTCAGCGGCACGCGGTATTCGTCGCCGTGCCCGTCCTCGATCGGGTTCATGTTTTCCCTACCCCTGACCTCGTTCCGGCTCAGCCAGCCGTTGAGCGTGCCGATCTGGTAGGCTTGGTAGCGCGTCAACAGATCGCCGCGCGTCATCTCGTCAAAATCGAATTTACATTCGAGCGTCGAGCGTTCCTCGTCGAACAGCAAGTGATGGTCGAACAGTTGCTCGATCGAGCGCGTGGTCGGCTTTAGCGCACTGTCGACGTATTGCTGGTTCTGCTGCTCGATGTTGTTAAGCGTCGCCTTGTCGAGCTCACCCAGACGGTGCGGCGGGACACCGTAGAGCCGGCAAATATCGATCACCTGAAAGCGCCGGGTTTCGAGGAACTGGCTGTCTTCGTTGGTCATCGCGATCTTATCGAAGACCATGCCTTCCTCAAGGATCGCGACCTTGTGCGCGTTCTGGACGCCGGCATGAGTCTCGCGCCAGGAATTGGCGATCCGGTCGCCGGCTTCCTTCGTCAGTCTACCGGGATGTCTGATCACACCGCCGATCTGGCCGCCCTGGCGGAACAGGATGCCGCCATGCTGTTGCGTCGCCAGCGCCAGCCCGATGACGTCCTGGGCGATCGCGATCGGTGAAACCCCGACATAGCCATCGAGCGAAATATTCTTGACATGGATCATGTCGTCGGGCGGCACGAGTATCCCGTAGCCGAGCCGGCGTGAGTTGATGCGATAATAGAGCTCGCCGTCCTCGGTAAGCATGATCGTGCAACGGTCGGGGGCGATCGGCACGAGCTCAATCGGGTTTGCGTCCTGATCGCGCCCGACGACGACAAAGGCATTACCGCGCAGGCAGATTGACGACACCGAATAGGCGATAAATTCGAACCACGTCTGCCAGCGGTTCGGGCGGATAAAAAGTTTGTTCAGCGGGTGATTGAGGACGCGACGGTAGCCGCCGCCGGCCAAGCGCCGGCGCACAAACGGCGACAGCATCGCAAGGTCCTGGCTGATCGTGCGGATGCAGGCATAAACCGCGGCGGCCTGCAGCGCGGTAAACGGCGTGACCGGGACGCCGGAATTCGAGGCATAGCCGCCGAGCGCGGCGTAAAGCATCGGCTGCGGCCAGCCCAACCCGCCCAAGGTCGCGGTGATCGCGGAGTCGGCTTTGGTTTCAGACGGCGGCGGAGCGGGCGGGACGCCTATCAACCATTGGCCGAGGCGTTCGCGCAGGGACGGCATTTAGCCCAACACCACCAGCCCGCGGTTTTCATAGATCGACGGCCCGCCGTCGTCGATCATGCAGCGGGCGATCCCGATGATCAGGGACACCGCGGCGTCGATCTTGGCTTCGGGTCGCGGGCGCCGCGGGTAGACGTTGGCGCGCGCATCAAAATGGCCGACGACGTTGCCGATGCACCATGCGAGCGGCCCGTTGCCGTCGTGGGTGATCCGGCCCGCGCGCATCGCGGCGTCGAGCTCCTTTGTCGGCTCGGAAAAGTTCTGCGTGGTCGAGCGGAACTCGACGACCGGCACGCCCTCCGCGGCGAGACGCTGCGCGAGATAGGTCGAACCCCACGGATCGTAGGCAAATGATTTGACGCGGAAGCGTCGGCACCAATCGAGGATATCGTCCTCGATGCGGGAATAGTCGGTCTCATTCCCGCCGGTGACGACGAGGTGCCCTTCATTGGCCCAGCCGGGACAGCTCGGGTTGCGCGCTTCGAGCACCGCGGCCTCGTTGAGGTAGCAGCGCGAGAACACGGTGTAGGTGCCGTCGGGGCCAGGGAAAACCGCCGTCAGCGCGGCAAGGTCGGTTTTCGAGGCGCCGTCAAAGGCGAGATGACACTCCTGCCCTTGGTAGTCCTCGCTCCGGAGATTCGAATTAGCGCTGGCGTTCCACGCGGCGGTTGAGAACAGCGCCTCATCGGCGCCGACCCAGACGTTGAGGTGCCGGGTCCTGGCCGCGGCTTCCTGCGCCGGGTTATTGCGCGCTTGTCGCATGATCGCGCGGATCGCGTCCGGCTGCACCGAGACGCCCCTCCCCGGGTTGGCTTTTATCCAGGTCGCTTCGTCCCAGGGATCGTCGTCATCGTCGATCGAGTAG